TTTACAAACAATGAAGTAGGAGGAGAAATTTATTCTTGTATAGATGATGATATTGGTGAAAAAGTAGGGTATTTTGATAAAAATGGTATTGCACACTTTAGCAAATAATATAGATATAATATATAATGGGTAAATTTAGTAAAACTGTTAAAAAAAGTTTATTTCAAAGAGGTGGTAGTGTTAATTTTAATATAGGGAATCAACGATGGGAAAATACTGCACAAGGTGTGGAATCTCGTAGATATTCTGAACAAGAAGTGCTTGCTTTAAATAGATTAGGTGTTGGTACTCTTCACATCGCTGGAAGTACACAAAGTTATAATCCCAATTCAAATAATTGGTATTTGATTAAAAACGGTCAGCCACCTCCAGCACATGGAACTACTTTAAGTAACGTAATTGATAAAATTTATCTGAATGATCCAATCCGTGCAATAGAAACTTTTACTATAGTACAAAGAGATATAGCTAGTGCAACTAGTGGTAGAGAAAAAGCTGCTTCACACCATCTTGATACTGGTCATCAGGCAGATACCCATAGAGCTTATTTAAATGCATTACAAGATTTAGTTAGAATACTACGTAGGTATACTAACCCAGGATTTTTTACAGGTGCAACAGCAGAAAGCAGTTCAAATAGTGATGAAGAATCTTCCTCACCAAAAAGATTAGGTAAATTTGAAAGAATGTCTAGCGAAAGAAACGGTGGTAAAAGAAAATCAAGAAAATCAAGAAAATCAAGAAAATCAAGAAAATCAAGAAAATCTAGAAAAATAAAATTTAGAAAATCAAAAAATAAAAGACAATAAGTTAAAATAATATATTATATATATAATGCAAATTTGTGCACCTGCAATAGTATATATAGGATTTTCTCTTACACATATAATAATAGATACATTTAAACAATTATATAATTCTGCATTTATGAAATTTTTGGTTATGATAGTATTTACATTAGTACTTAATATTTTATGTAAAAGAGGTTTAGGTATTATTTCATGGTTTATAGTTTTTGTGCCTTTTATTTTTATGACAATAATAAGTAGTACTTTACTATTTGCATTTGGGTTAGATCCAAATTCTAACAATTTTATACCAAAACCAAAAAATAATTAATAAATAGATATAAAATTATATAATTTTATATCTATATATGAATACTACAGATTATATTAAAGACAGTTTAATTACAAATTTTTTATTATTAATTTACTACTTTAGACAATTTTTTTTATATACAAATAGACTCTATATACAATTTTGTATGTTTTTTTATAAAGAAAAAGATATTGTATTTGTAAAACAAAATAAGATTATTAAAAGACTAGATTTTAATAATATCGAAAATATTCCAAAATCCGAATATTTTGTAATAAATTATGATGTAGAAAATAAAAAACTAGTAAAAGTTTCAGATGACTATAGTATATTAGATTATCCAGAAAATATTCCAAGTTGTTGTAGTTTCCGTTTTATATTTGTAGCACTTAAGAGTAATGATAAATCAATAGATATAGGTAAATATCTATATAACGATGATAAAACATATTATCTAGAAAATTCTATTTTATTTGATAAAAATTTTGTTAATTGGATGTGTATTAATTACTTAAAAGAAGATTTAGAGGAGGTAAAGATAAATATTATTGATCATAATGCAAATTCAATAGAGCTAGATAGTTCACAATATATTAAACTTGGGTTAAACAACTATCATATAGATCAATTATCTTAATAAAATGATATAAAAAATATTTTACAGTGATATATTATGAATACTATGGTAGAACAAATAGATAATTGTAGTTTATCCAAGTTTGAATTGTTAGATAAATGGACGTTATGGGCACATCTTCCACATGATACTAATTGGAATTTAGAAAGTTATAAACCGATTATGGATATTACTTCATTAGAAGAGGCAACTACATTATTTGAAAATCTTCCAGAATCTATCATTAAAAACTGTATGTTGTTTTTAATGAGAAAAGGTATATATCCCACTTGGGAGGATCCAAAAAATAAAAATGGTGGTTGTTTTTCTTATAAAATTAATAATAAATTTGTTGGTACAACTTGGAAAAAATTATCATATGTTCTACTAGGTGAAACGCTTACTAGTGAAGAATATAGTAGCAATGTTACTGGTATTACTGTTTCGCCCAAAAAAAATTTTTGTATTATAAAAATTTGGTTTGCAAATTGTGATTGTAGTAATCCTAATATAATAATAGATATTGATGGATTATCTAAACAGGGTTGTCTATTTAAAAAACATATTAGTGACTAATTTAATAATATTTATTTATGTGTGTAAATAAATATTACAAAACTATTTTAATTGGGTGGTAGTTGTGCAAGACATAATTTAATTTCACCAAGTGATGCTACATTATACTTAACTACTAGTGGTAAATCGTTTTCTAAATAAATTTCTATTTGACTGCATAAATTTGTACATTTAATAAAATATCCTAGATTTTTAAGAGAGAATTCACCTTGAATTATTTTATTTGGATCTTTCTGAATAAATTCCATATGACCTCCAGATTCGGATCGTCTAATTTCTGCTTTGGCAAATTGTCCTTGACATTTAAATATTAATTCATTACCAACTGATTTGATTTCTAACTTATCAGAAATTATACTTAAGTCTCTTATAATTTTTTGGAAATCAGTTGATGGTAAATTTAATATAGATGCAAAAGTTACATTTGGTACTGCTAATTCTTCATTATCTGGCTCAATTAAACGTAATTTTTGTGTTTTACATTGTTTAATATCTCCATTCTCAAATTTTAAACCTAAGTGATGCACTATACCATCAACATAGTCCGAATCTTCAATATATAATGTTAGAGTGTCATCATTATCTATTGTATTAATTAACTTAAATAGATGAAACATATTAACACCGATTACAATCTTTTCTTCTTTACAATCGTATAACTCAAAATTTTGAGCTTGTAAAAATAAGTGCGCAAGAATTGTATGCGATTTATCCATATTTATTATTCTAATACCATCTGGACTAAATGTAATATTTGTTTCTAATAATATATCTTTTAATGCAGTCATTAATGTTCTAAATGGTGCGATTTGTATAGTTTGAATTGTTAAAATATTACTACTATGGGAATTTTCCTCCATTATAAAAATATCTTTGAATAAAATCTTTAAATAGTTAATTTATTTAAATCTAATAGATTGATTTTCTATTAAAATATCATTTTTTTTTGTTATTTCTTTCCATGTAGCATTAATTGGTAACCCAAACTTATCAGCTAATGTTCTTCTCTCTATCTCTGCATTATATTTTACTAATTCTATTTCTGAATTATACTTTTCTTTTAAATTTCCCAAACTATCATTTTTTAATAAAGTATTTTTATTTTTCGATAATTTATTAAAATTAAATAATTTTTTTGTATTTTCGTTCATATTATATAGCAACTTTATTTTTTATATTCTTGTTTAAGATTTTTAAACTCTATATCTAATTTTTTAGCAATAGCAATACAATTATTTTTTTTAAATGGATTATTTGCTACTTCGCGCAATAGATCTTTTGCAATAGGATTTATATCAAAATGTTTTGTATAATATCTTCTTCTACCTATTATTACTTTTACATTATTATTTTGTAAATCTATAACATAACATTTACCTAATATACTTTTACCAGCTTTTTGTGTATATTTTTTTTTATTATTTTTTTTTTGTTTTGCGGTATTATATTTATTCCCTCCTTTTACGGATTCTAACATCGGTTTTAATACATCAACTATTTCTTCAACGGTAGGGTCAAATTTATCATCACTTAATATTTTAGTAAATGCTTGAAATAATATTCTCATTTCAGCTGCATGTCCTTGTTTTTCTCTCTTCTCTTCTGGTGAAAGTTTATCAACTAAAGTTTCATCTCGAACTATTTTAATTGGTTGCTTTTGTTCCACGCTTTCTCTTCCAGTTTCTAATCTATTTAATGTTTCGGTTAATGTACCTCCTCTATGCGGCGCGGCAGCAGTGCGCATCATGGTAGTTAAGGTGTTCGCCGCACTAGCAGCACGTGGTGTATGTGTATCATCAAATGTATCCGCGCCTGTTCCTATATCTAGATTAACAGATAATTGACTAGAGTCTATTAATCTAGGAGTAGCACCACTAGCAAGATCTGCTAGTAGCTGTGCAGCTTGGGTATGTGAAAGTGGACGATTTTCCTGTGGTTCAGCAACTTTTGTTTCTAATGACGCTTCGCTTTGAAGCAATTCGGCATCATCTAGTCCTGTAGTTTCTTTTAATAGTTCGCCTATACTTTTAATTAGTTTACTTATATTACTATGATTTGCAGAACGAGCACACTGAGATGGAGAACTACTTTGATTAGCAGGTTTTATTCCTTCAATTTCTTTTTGTTCTTGAATACTGTTATATGTAGTTACACATAAAGCCCAAATTAGATTTATATAATCCCAATATTCTTTATAATAATTATACCATGATTCTAAATAATTTTTAACAGTATTGTCTTCACCTGGTGTACCAAAATCCGAATGAATACTATTTCTAAAATCCTCATAACCTCTGGGAGGGGAAGCCTGATTTCCTTTTAGATATTTTTTATATAAATACACTTTAGCTCTAAGACTTATCAAATCTTTTTCAAATTTCACAGCATCTTCTTTTTGTTTTTGAATTTGTGTTTCATAGCTGTTTAACTGTTCTATTAATATTTGTAGATCCTCACTAGGTAGAATAGTTCCTGATTTACTTATACCCTGTACTATATATTTTTCAAAATCATCTTTTTTTATTGCTGATAATAATTTAAATTTACCTAATAAATTATATATATACATATCTGCTTGTTGTTGCTGTATGGTTGGTTCACTGCCATCTGGTCGTATAGCCGCACCTAATTGATTTAAATTTGTAGCAATCTGTTCTAAAATTGGATGTAATTTTTGTTCTATTTGATTATTTGTTTTAGGATTCCATTTACCTAATTTATTACATTCTTCAAATAATGAATCACAATTGTACTCCTTAGATTTTTTACTTGGAGGCTTTGAAGATGCAGTATCAATTAATTCTTGTAAATATTTTTCTATTTCACCTTCTCTTGGAAAATTTGTGTTATTATTTATTTCATAACCTACTTTTCTTTCGTTAATTTTTGGTCTAATAAACATCATATTTGATTTTATTTGATTACAGCAACGATGTGACCAAGCATATTCTATACCTATTTGTTCTTGTTCAGGACTAGAAGTATATGGTTTTTTTGTAATCCATAAATGACTTAGTGCAGGTAATATAGGTAAAATATGTTCGCATTCTAAAAGTTGACCTTCTTGCATAGGACAACCACATAAATAACAAATTTGCGCCTCTCCCTTCTTTGCATTTGCCCATACTTTTTCAACCGTTCCTTTACCTGCAATATTACATTGTTTAGCTGCATTATATGGACGTTCTATAGCTTTTCTAACTTCAAACTGTGTACCAAATAAACTTCTAAAGAAACTAGAATAACTACCAGAATTTTCAGTAATTTCGCGTGCTAATAATCGCATAAACTCATCAGAAAATTTATTACTATCTGAAAAAATCAACTGTCTTGCCGGGGTTAAACTATCTATTGCCTTACTATATTCTTTTAATATCAATTGATGTAATACCATCCCACCAATTTTATAAATATCTGCCTGACTTCTATTACATAAGTCTAAATTCGGGAGCTGCGTATTGGCTTTTACCAGTTTATCATAAAAATTATTTAATGTATCACATACGTTTAATGCATCTAAATTTTCAGTACCAGCTATATGAGATAAATAACAAGTTTTATCTAAACATGACATTATATATATATTTATAGTTTTAAAAAATTGAAAAACAATTTAAAAGAAAATTATAGATAATAATAAATGTCATCTTCATCTAAAACTGATCTTAATAAATATCAGAAAAAAAGTGATAAACAACATATTCTTGATAATCCTGATACATACATTGGATCAGTAGAACAAGTAGAATCTAATGAATTTATATTTTCAGAAAATAGTATATCTAAAAAACAAATTTTATCTAATCCTGGTCTTTACAAACTATTTGATGAAGGTATTGTAAATTGTCGAGATCATGTTGTAAGAATGCAACAGGCAATTAAAAATAACGAAGATGATTGTATTCCAGTATCGTATATAGACATATCTATTGGTGATACTGGGACTATTACAATGATTAATGATGGCAATGGCATTGATATTGCTCAACATCCAGAATATAAAATTTGGATTCCTGAACTAATATTTGGTCATCTACGTACATCAACAAATTACAATAAAGAAGAAAAAAAAATTGTAGGTGGAAAAAATGGTTTTGGATTTAAATTAGTATTAATCTGGTCAACATGGGGCAAAATAGAAACTGTTGATCATAAAAGAGGACTTAAATATGTTCAAGAATTTCATAATAATCTTGATAATATTGATAAACCAAAAATTACTAAATGCAAAAATAAACCATATACTAAGGTTGAATTTACACCAGACTATAAACGACTTGGTTTTGAAAATGGTTTAACACTCGACATTGTAAATCTATTTAAGCGTAGAATTTATGATATTGCAGCAGTTACAGATAAATCTATTAAAGTTAAACTAAATTCCCAAGTAATTCCTACTAAAAATTTCCAACAATATGTTAAATTAGTAGTTGGTGATAATGAAGTAAAATACGAAGAATCAAATGAAAGATGGGAATATGCTGTATCTTTATCACCAGAAGGTGAATTTTATCAATTATCATTTGTCAATGGTATCTATACTTCTAAAGGTGGAAAACATGTTGAATATATTATGAATCAAATTCTAAAGAAATTAGTGACTTATATTAAAGCAAAAAAGAAGATTGATGTTAAACCATCATCGATTAAAGAACAATTAGTATTATTTCTAAGATGTGATATTGAAAATCCAGCTTTTGATAGTCAAACAAAAGATTTTATGAATACACCAATTAGTAAATTTGGTTCAACTTGTGAAGTAAGTGATAAATTTATTGAAAAAATTGCAAAAATGGGTGTAATGAATACAGCCTGTCAAATTACAGAAGTAAAAGAGACAAAAACACTTAAAAAACAAGATGGTTCAAAAACTAAATCTATTCGTGGAATTCCTAAACTAATAGATGCAAACTTTGCTGGAACAGCCAAATCTGGTCAGTGTACACTAATATTATGTGAGGGTGATTCAGCCAAAGCTGGAATTGTATCTGGTCTATCAAGAGATGATAGAAATACTATTGGAGTTTATCCAATGAAAGGTAAGTTATTAAATGTACGAGGAGAACCTCTATCAAAAATTGGTGGAAATAAAGAGATTACTGAAATTAAACAAATCTTAGGATTAGAACACGGAAAAGAATATACTGAAAAAGATGTTACTAGTAAACTTCGATATGGTAAAATCTTATTTATGACTGATCAAGATTTAGATGGCAGTCATATTAAAGGATTAGGTTTAAATCTATTTGAATCTTTATGGAATTCACTTGTTAAAATTCCAGATTTTATTGGATATATGAATACTCCTATTTTAAAAGCAAAAAAGGGTAATCAAGTTAAGGAATTTTATAATGAAGGAGAATTTAATGAATGGAAAAAGACAAATGATCCAAAAAATTGGACAATTAAATATTATAAGGGTTTAGGTACTAGTACTAGTAAAGAGTTTAAAGAATATTTTCAACATAAAAAGATTGTATCATTTAGTTCAACAGGCGAGACTTCATCTAGTAAAATAGATATGATATTTAATAAAAAACGTAGTGATGATAGAAAAGAATGGTTATCAACATATAATAGAAACAGTTTTATTGATACTAGTAAATCTCAAGTTACATATGAAACATTTATTGACAAAGAGTTTATCCATTTCTCAACATATGATAATGAGAGATCTATTCCTAATTTAATTGATGGTTTAAAAATTAGTTTAAGAAAAATTGTATACTCAGCATTTAAGAAACGTCTAACTAGTGAAATTAAAGTTGCACAATTTAGTGGTTATGTTTCAGAACATTCTGGATATCACCATGGTGAATCTAGCTTACATTCGTCAATTATTGGTTTAGCACAAAATTTTGTCGGATCAAATAATATTAATTTACTTGAACCTAAAGGTCAATTTGGTACTCGATTACTAGGAGGTAAAGATGCTGCATCTGAAAGATATATATTTACACATCTCAGCACTTTAACTAGACTTATCTTTAGACAAGAAGATGATAGTATTCTTGAATATTTAGAAGATGATGGTGACCAAGTTGAACCTATCTATTATGTTCCTATTATTCCTATGATTTTAGTAAACGGATCAAAAGGTATTGGTACTGGATTTAGTACAGATATTATGTGTTATAATCCTTTACAAATTATCAAAAAACTTAAACTGATGCTTAAGAACAAAAATCATGATATTGAAATTGAACCATACTATCAAAAATTTAAAGGTACTATTGAATTAGTTGCGCCAAAAAAATATTTAATTAAAGGTATTTATAAAAAAATTAGTGATAACAAGATTGAAATTACAGAACTCCCTATTGGTTGTTGGACTCAAGACTATAAAGAATATCTAGAAACATTAATTGATAATAAAAGTAAAGATACTAAATCAATTGTAAAAGACTATGATGATTTATCTACTGAATCTGATGTTAATTTTGTTGTAGAATTTTATCCTGGTGTATTAAAAACCCTTATTCAAAATGTAAAAGATATTAGTGGTAATTCTACTGAAAAAGTAACCGAATTAGAAAAATTACTAAAATTATGTACAACACATTCAATTAATAATATGCACTTATTTGATCACAATGAACATTTACAAAAATATGATTCTGCATCAGATATAGTTGAAGCATATTATCCTATTAGATATGAATATTATGTTACTCGTAAAGAAAATCAGTTAGATGTTCTTAAACGTGAACTAACTATTTTATCAAACCGAGCTAGATTTATTTTAGAAACATTAGATAATAAGATTGATTTACGTAAAAAGCGAGATGATATTATTATTGAATTACTAACTAATATGAAATTTGATAAAAATCCTGATGATAGTAAACATCCATATCACTATTTAACTAAAATGCCAATGGATAGTGTTAGTACTGAAAATGTTGAAAAAATATTAAAAGATAAAAATAATAAAGAACATCAGTTTAAAGAATTAGAAAAGAAAACTATCGAAACTATTTGGTTAGATGAACTAGAAGAGTTAGAAACCGAGTATATTAAATATAATAATAATAAACCTAATAATAAAAAAATAAATTGATAATTATTTTATATAAAATTAATTATCAATATGAGTAATATATTTGTAAAAGAAAACGTTAATGAAAACGAATATTTTATACATGAATGGGTTTACTACTTAATTAAAAATAACTCGAATTCTAAAGAAAATCATATTAATATTAAGGTTCCAAAAATATATAATTATGATAGTGAAAATAAACGACTTAGTATGCAAATGATATATGGTGATAATTTATCTAATATTTATGGTGAAGATATTGAAAATGTGCCCAAAAAATTAATTAACATTATTCAGAAAACAATTAATTTAATGAATAGTTATCTTGTTGAATATCCAGATATTACTGGATATAATTTTATGTTAGATAAAGGTGAAAATTTATGGATTATTGATTTTGAACATGCTAAGTGCAGAGATATACAAGAACCTACTGATAATTTTGTCTTAAAATTTATTAATGGTACTAATGAATGGAATCCTGAATTTAAATAGATTATTTTAATCTATGTGTTATTTTTTTATGTTTTTTTTGCTTATTCTTTTTTTTTGTATGTTTTTTATTACTATTTTTATTTTTTATCTGTTTAATTGGATTTTCTAATATATCGAGATATTCATTTATTGTTGTATTTATATTGTATTTAGGTATACGTTTATCTATAATATCTTTATTGCCTCCAGCTAGTGTTTCTACTGGTTTAATTTTATGTTTTGGTAATATATATGCTATTCTAATTAGTGACATAAATTCATATGATCCATTTTTTAGAAGTATTGATAAGTCTTCTATATTTAATTGTATAGAGAGAAAATCTACTAATCTAGATTCATATTTAAATAAAATAGGCTGATGTAAATTTATTTCTGGTTTATAAAACTCACTACGTCTAGATGATACACTATGAATTGGATTAAATACCAAATCAACATTTTTGTATATTATATCAATATTACTAACTATTTTACTATATAATTCAGTATTATAACCTTCAAAAGTGACTGGATTTATTATAACAACACGTCGTTTTAGTAAGAGTGAAAGTAATACTCTTAACATCGATTTATTTGTAAAACAAATATAATCTTCTGGTACAATTTCAGTATGTGTTGAATAGTCTTTTAATATAAATTTATCACTATTTGGTTTGTAGAAATTGTCTAATTCTATTTCACTAACTGAAGACATATTTATCTCTGCAACTTGATTCACTGTTTCTCCACTGCTATTTGGATGTTTTTTATTACCAAATTTATCAATGTAGGATACTACATTTAATGGTTGTGAATTTTCCTCTACTTCATTTCCTGGCTCAACAAATCCACGATCTATTAAATCAGCATTACCATCATCAATGTAATGTACACCTCCCATATAATGATAATACCAATAAAAATATGGCAAATATTTTATAAGATCTTTTCTATTTTTTAAAGTATTTCGTGTCATTCTTAAATCTTTATGATCAGATTCTGGAGCAATTAGTAATTCTTTATCTATCTCTAATATTTTTCCTATTAATTCTTTCTGTTCTTCTTGTTTACTTGGTGATTGTAAATAGTCTGTAACTAGTTTAGCTGATTGTGGATAAGATTCAACTAATTCTTTAAACATAATATATTCGTGAGAAGTTTCAACACAAGGATAAACATCTTCCAAAAAATCATAAAATTTAGGTTGTCTATTAGATGATGCACCAGCGCCAGAAGCAGTATCTTCACTTGTTAGACATTCAGGATGGTCTATAAATATTGTAGAATCCATATTTGCAAAATTATAATCATATACATATTCTAACATACGTTGGTCATAATCTAATGTTAACCATAAATATTCAACGGGTAGTTGTATTATTCTAATCCAAGTTAGCACACCTTTTGTATTAAAAATTAGAGATAATACTCTATCATCAGCTTTTCCATCATTTATAGGATTTTCTGCTGCACTGATCCATAAATTGATTAATTTCTTAGATTCTTCAGATGATGAAAAAAACATAGTGCCTCCTGATGTTTCAAAATTATATGGATCATACATAATACTTTCTTCTATTTTCCAACTTGAACGAGGATCTATCCACCAACCTCTTGCCATAAAATCTACATTTTTTATATCAAAAATTGCTGGATATTTTCTTATATTCATATCTCCATCTATATAGAGTACTGATCTTCCACTACACAACTTTAATGCTTTCTCAATAAATTTTGGTTTAGCATTTATTGCTAATTGATAACCACCTTCTTGGGTAAATTCAGGATATTCAACTGCTAAATAGTTACAGTTATTTTCTCTACATGACTTTTCCCAGTTTGATATCATATCCTCAAATTTAATAGGCGGTAAGTATTCCAATAAATTTATTAATTCATCGAAAATAGACTCATTTGCTCCATTAGGTTGTTGGTGTTTTTTTTTAAGTACATCAATAATATCTTTATTAATAGTTTCTTTTTCTTTTTTTAATTTCATTACTTTATTAGCTAAAATACCCAAATCTATATCTATTTTTTTTGCTGGTTCTATTTGTCCAGCTAAAATAGTTGTATAATCTTTTAAAAAATCATCTTTATCTTTACGTGTAAATAATAATAACTGAAGTTGTTGTATTTTTTTTAAATTTTCTCTATTTTTACTCTCTATTTCTTGTGTTCTTTTATATTTTAAATATTCTTTTTTAGATGAATCATATTCTTGTTGTATTTTATATAATTTTTTTAAATTATCACTGTTTCTTAATATACCTTTAATTATAATACCTGCTATTTCATATGTTAATGATTCAGGCGTTTTTGATGTTATATCCTTAGCAAAGTCAGGATATTTTTTTTTTAATTCTGCAAATCTGTCTGGTATCTTTTCATCTATTTTTTTATAATCACATATATCATTAATATAATGTTTTACTAATTTGTTACTAATTGCATCATATAGTCCTTCAAAAATTTTTGGATATTCCGATAAATTTTTAAATATAGTACTAATTAACTTATCTTCGTCAACAGTATCTCCTGTTTTATAAATCTCTCTTCCAACTGCTGTATTAATTAATGAAATCATATAATTATTTATTTTTTTTAGATAATCTTCATAAAATGAAGTACATGGTCTAGCTGTATTTCTATTTAATTTACCACTTCCCCACCAATATGTTATTACTACAAAATTACTATCGTTATTTACAATAGTAGGAACTTTATCTGTATTATCAACTATTCTACTTACTTTTTCATGAATAGCTTTAGACATATAATATTTAATTATAAAATATATTATAAAATTATTAATATATTTTATAATTAAATGATTAAACCAAAATATTATTTTACAATAGGTCCTCTAATTTATACAGGAGTTAATTGTTATTTAACTATTATTAATAGTTAAATGGAATTATATTAATATAACTACTACTATTTTCTATTTTATTACACATATTATTGCTAGATTATCTATATCTGAAATATTCTTAACATATATGTTAATTATATTAACTAAAAATAGTGTTAATAATTATGCAGTAACAAATAATATAATTGAATACCCTATTATTATTAACTATAATTTAAAAGCATTCACAAACCGAGATATTGATCAATGTTTTTCTAATATGTATGATGCATATATTAATAATGTATCTAATAATATAACAGCGGGTTTAATATCAGTTACTGATAGTATTGAATTGAAAGAATATGAAAAATCTATATTATATAGATACAGGAAGAAAATAGTAAATTTTTTCTCAAAAAAACGAGAGGAATATCTCAAACATCCAAATACTAATACATGGTGGAAAATTATTATATTACATCAGATAAATTATTTAGTTTCTGTACTTCACTATATAAAATAATAAAAGGTAATTTTGTTTGGTTACCATCTACAATTATTGAATTATCTCTATCAAAACAAAATAATTTGAAAATCATCTATCTATTATATCAACTACATTATTAGTGTTATATTATAATGTAAATTTTTTATTGTCACTATTTTTAGTATCTATAATATATTTGCCATTATATAATATTTTTAGTAATTTTAAAACTATTGAACCATTTAAAATTAGATTAAGAAAGATAAAAAATTATAAAATAATAAGTATTATAAAATAATAAGTATTAAAGCTATAATTATTATTTTACATAATGTCTATTACTGAACTACATAATAAAATAGATGAATTATATGATGCATATAAAGATGATAATATTATAGTACAAAAATTAAATAACTATATAATAAATGAATTACCAACAATATTATCAAATACTAAACAGTCTATAATAAATCGTAAAAATAGAAAGTTGTTATTACAAGAGGCTCATGATATATTTGTAAAACAATTTATAAATAATAATAAATATTTTTACTGTAATACTAGTGAAATTTTTTTTATATATGATCATGAACATTATAGTACAATTAGAGAAGACACAATAATTCACACAATTTTATCGGCATTGAGATTGCGCGAAGATCTTTTACCATGGAAATTTAAAATTAAGACATCAATTATAAAAAATATAAAAGATATATCAATATTAAATTCATTACCAGAGTCTAATACTATTCAAAATGTACAAAATATATTTATAAATATATTTGAAACAAAAAATGAGATTAAATACTTTTTAACAATATTAGGCGATATAGTTCTTAAAAAAAATAATAATAATATAAATATTATAAGTAATAACTTAAAAAATTTATTAAGAATAATAGAAAATATTTCTAGTCAATATTTTGGCCACAGTTCAATAGTTAATCAATTTAAATTTAAATATTGTGATCATAATTATAATGATTGTCGTATATTAGTTGCTAATAACTGTCCAGAAGTTGAAGAAACTATTTTTAAATCTATTATAGATATTATAATAGTTTCTTGTTACTATTCAAATCGGTTTAGTAATTCAGATAATTTTCTAGAATTGTCACACGATAAAGAATTTGTAGATAGAATTCTTTTTTTAAAAAATAATACACAAGATGAGATATTAAAAAAGTTTATTGATTCAAAAATACAAACTTCGGATAATGCTAGTATTTCGATGAAAAATATGTTGTATTTGTGGAAATTATATTTGGAAGAATTAAAACTACCATTTATTATTTCAAATGTAAATATAAAGATTTTATTAAAAAAGATACTAAAATATGATGAAGAAAGTGAAAATTTTATAGATTGTACTAGTAATAAAATACCATTTGTATCTAAATTTTTAAATTTTTGGGATGAGACGATTGTAGATGATCCACATGAATATTATATTGAGATTGATGAAATATGCATATTATTTAAAAATTATACTGGACTAAATAATAAAAATATATATATTAATGAAGAATCTATTCTTAATATAATTAAACACTTTTATCCAGATACAAATATTGATGGTAAATATATATGTGGTATAACTTGTAATCAGTGGAATAAACAAAATGATATTGTTGAATTTATTAATAAAAAATATAATGATGCAGTTAAAGCACAAGAACTAGATAAAAAATTTTCATTATATGAATTATATAACGATTATAGTAGAAATTATTGTAAAAAAAATAAGAATTTAATTGTAATTAGTAAAACTTATTTTGATTTATTTTTATGCAATATTTTATCAACCTATTCACAAAATATTGATTTAAATATGTTATCGTTATCTTTATTTGCTAATTATTAATTTATCTTTTTTTTCTAGTTCCGCCGATAGTTTTTGCGCGTCGAAGACGAGGAGGACTTTTTGAATTTTTTGGTGTTTTTTTAACATAACCAAATTTACCCTTTTGTGCAAAATATCCGTATTTTTGTAATCTTTGTTCGCGTTTGGCAGTTTCATGCTTTTTCTTAGATTTCCAGCGGCCTTTTACATTTACTAAATCTTTAGCTAAAAGTCCGCCACTTGTTTTGTATGCTGTACCGTGACCTACTTCAGCACGAGAACCTTCTAATTTATCAAATGTTTGAGTACCAATGTGGTATTTTCCATCAGCAGATTTACGATGATTACGCATTTATAATATTAACTTAGAAAAAATTATAATATTTGTATTATATAAATATGAAAAAGAAAACTTTAAAAAAGAAAAATTCTAAATATTACAAAAGAAATAGAAAAAGTAGAAAAAATAAAAGTAGAAAGAGTTTGAAGGGTGGAGGTAATATTCGTGCATCTTGGGTTGGAGTTGCTAACCATTTACAACCAACCGGATTTGGTTGGTTAGATAAATCTTTTTTTAGACCTTGTCACTAAATATTTCTAAGAACATTTGAAGTATTTGATAAACCAAATCCCCAAGAAAGGACACAAGTACAGTCTCCAGTAGTTTGTTGAAGAAAAGTTTGTTGCATTTCATAAAATTGGTCAGGAGGCATTTTATACCAATTAGTTGGATCTATAATATTTAAACAAGATGTCTTAGGTGGAACTATAATAGATTTTCGTCTACCATCAATATGCCTAGCTGAAGTTCTAGCTAGATGTGAATATCTCATAGCTTGTGTTACCATGCTACCTGGATTATTTTTTGCTGTTCCGGCAAAATACTTTGGATTTTTTATGTAAAAAATTTTTTTGCAATTATCTAAATTATTTTCTGGATCTAATACTCCACTACAATCATAATAAAAAGGTAGAATTGCATTTCTAGCAATTCTGCTAAATCGACCTCTAGTCTCTTTACAACCACAATTTAATTCAGTAATTTGTAATTGAGGTACATTTTGTGCACAAGGCTTTCTAGCCATTATTTATTATAATATAAATATATTATAATAAATACTTCTTATATATAAGGAATATATTTTGGCATATCATTTTCATATGTTGTTACTTTAAAATCACTATCATAGCCATCTACATAAACTACATCTCCAGTATATAAATCATCACATCCGGTATCTGTCATACATTTACGACCCTTATGTTTGATAGGCAATTTAATCATACCATTTTTATCGGACATTGTATAAAAATTCCATTTATCTCGATTTGTAATTAATGGTCGACCCATTAATGGTAATATCATTTCTTTATTTCCACCTATACGTGTTAAAATACCTATTTGTCTATAATTAGTATCAAAAGATTGGGTTGGAACATTTATAGGTACTCTTGACGAATATATATTCAAATTTGGAAATAGTCTATTATCTCTAGTAGGTCCTTCATATGGATTTAGTAAAACATCATTATCTACATTAGAAAAACTATAACTTGCACGAGGAAATAATCCTGTATTTACTTTATCATTTGGTAATTCTACAGTATTTACATATTCTACTTTATTTAAATTTTTATTATTTGATAGATACATCATTCCAATAACTACTAATAATATTACTATTATTATGAATACTAATGTCATATTTTCTATACAAATTACACCTGGAGGACACTTAGCCATATATTATCTACTAATATAATAATAATTTATCATATTAGTAACTGTATTATATTGCTAAAATATTGTATGGAGTGGGATTCGAACCCACGCGCCTTTCGACAGTAGAACTTGAGTCTACCCCCTTAAACCACTCGGGCATCCATACACTATATATAATAGTATATATAGTGTATTATTTAAATTATTTTAAAATTAAAAAAATGGTTGTAATTCTAATGTATTTGTTTTAGGACTAGTATTTACAGGAGTTGATATAGGAGGAGATATAGTACTAGCATCAATTTTATATTTAATGTATGATACTGCTTCTTTGTAAACTTGTTCTATAGCAAAATCAGTTACTAGATTATTTAAAGTAATTATTTGATATTTGATATCACAAGGTAAATTATTTGCATGTTGTAAAAAAATACTTCTCATTATAATTTTTAATTCATTACAATTTTGTGGTGCTATAACATATTGACCATTTGATTTATCATATACTCCTTTTCTTATTGCATTCTGTAAGATTTGTATATTTTCTTCACTAAAAAATGTGCAAGATAATAGTGTATCTGTCCATTGCCCTGTTAAAGCATCTCTAAAAGAGACACATTGTTTAATAGGTATTTTATCTGCTAATTGAAATTGAGGTCCAATTGGACCTAATATATCTACTCTTCCATTTGAAGCAAAATTCATATAATAGATATTAGAAAAAAAATATTACAATAATTTATATATGAATTTTCAACAAATAGTAGTTATGGTTGCTGCAATTATATTAATTGGCTTATTAACTTGGATTGGTTATGGAATGTATCAAAGTGAACACAATGCTAAGTTTCCTCCTATCAGTAGTGATTGTCCAGATTATTGGGTTGCAAACAAAAATGGTTGTGTTAATATTAAACATTTAGGAAGTTGTAACAATGGACAAAATAACACCATGGATTTTAATAAACCTCCTTTTCTTGGTAAGAATGGTATATGTGCTAAATCTAGCTGGGCAAGACGTTGCGGTGTAACTTGGAATGGTGTTACTAATGCTGGTGCTAAACTTCAAAAAGTTTGTGGTTTTCAATAAATAAATTATAATATTTATTATATAATATGATAAATATTATTGACGATTTACCAAATGAAATTTTAGATATTATATTTTATTACCTTAACACTAGAGAAAAATTTTTTTTAAATAAAAAATATTACATAAAATACAATAATTATATAGATCAATATATCATCAATTATAGTTCTTACGTTAGAGATATCATTCGGTTAGATTATTCGTTTGTTTTTGAGTATATTATATATAGAAATTTTAATAAATGGATTAAAATAAATAATTATAACTATAAAAATATTATCTATAACAATTACATATTTTTTTTATCTGATTTTGCAAATAAAAATAAAGCTACTAAATGTTTAAATTTATTAAATTTACATTTAGAGATATCTAAACTTAAAAAGTTAAATTGTAAAGATTATAGAATTAAACGTAAAGAATGGATAGTTTAAATTTGAATAGTATTCTTGGTCGTGAAAATATAATTAAACAAATAAATGATTTTCTTATTAATTTTGAAAAAAATAAATACGATTTAACAATAAAAAGAGGAGTTTATCTATATGGTCCACCTGGAATTGGTAAAACATTTTTTATAAAAGATACTTTAATTAAATTAGGATATGATATAATTCTCTATGATGCTGGTGACATTAGAAATAAATGTATTATTGATACAATAACACAAAATAATATGACTGATACAAATGTTCTCTCATTACTAAGTAAAAAAAGCAAGCCTTTAGCTATTATCATGGATGAAATTGATGGAATGAATAATGGTGATAAAGGAGGTATTAATTCACTAATTAAAGTTATACGTCCAAAAAAAACTAGAAAACAAAAATTAGAAGAAATATCTTTTATTCCTATCTTTTGTATTGGTAATTATCATATTGATAAAAAGATTAACGAATTAATTAAAGTATGTCTTACTATACCTTTCCCTATACCTACTAGCAAAGAAATTACAAATATTATCAAACTTTCTATGCCTAAAATATACTCTAATAATGAGTTGTTATCTAACATAATAAATTATACACAAAATGATTTAGGAAAGTTAATTTCAATAGAAAAACTTTATAAAAATAACTTTAATGTTTTATCAAATAAAGAAACATTATCACTTTTTTTACCAAAAACTCTTACTGAAGATACAAAAGATATTACCAAACGTCTTATTAATGAAAAACACAATATTAAAAGTCATAATCAAATCATGAATGAAACTGAAAGAACTATTGTTGGTTTATTATGGCATGAAAATATAATAGAATACTTTAATAAAGTTGATAATAATATTAGTATACCATTATATTTGAAACTGTTAGATAACATATGTACTGCAGATTATATAGACCGTATTACATTTCAAAAACAAATTTGGCAATTTAATGAAATGAGTTCATTAATTAAAGTTTTTTATAATAATTTATTATTAAAAAATAATATTAAAAAAAATGATATTAAAACAATAAGATTTACTAAGGTTCTTACTAAGTATAGTACTGAATATAATAATTTATTATTTATTCAAAACTTGTGTCAAATATTTAGTCTAGATAAAAAAGATTTATTTACTCTATTTATTAAATTAAAAAATTTGTATGATTCGGGCGAAATATTTAACTATATGGAACAGTATGAAATAACTAAACTTGACATTAATCGTATATATAGATATATTGATAAATTTCATAATATAAATACTACATATTCATATAATGACAATAATATAGATCTTGAAATTTAATTTGTAGCTACCATATTTTTCTCATTCCATTTATCTAGGATCTCTTTCGATAGTACTGCTGAATGATGACTCATATATGATTGTGGATTTTCATAAAATGCCTGATTAGTTACGGATGCACATGTTGGATATGTTGATTTTGCTGAACGATTCTTGTATGCCGTAGTAGAACGAACTTTAAAGAATTTATTTTCATCTACACTACCGACTTTAAATGGATATTTTGCACCAGTTACTGCATCTAGAATTGGCGACCCTACTACATCTGAATAATATACTTTTTTATATGGCTGATACGCCCGATCTACCTCAATCTCTGGCATAGTCTTTGTTACTGTATCCATCTTGCTACTATTTACTATTACAATTTTATTATTTATATCAATTTTATTTTATTATTTAATAAAATAAAATATTTACTTGTCTATCATAGCTATTTTACTTTCTAAAAGTTCTATGTATCTATCTTTTTTAAGACAATCTTCTTGTAATTTATTTATTCTTGTCTCTTGCTCTTTTAAAATATTTACAATCTGTTGATTTGTTAGTGGTTCTGTTTTACCATTAATTTGACCAGTAATTTGACCTTGATTATTATTCGCTTCTGTTAGTAATTGTAACAAAACTTGATTATCATTAATTTTTATCTGATTTTCATTAATTAATCTATTTAATTCCATAGGATTTCGTTTTAAATGTTCAATTTGTTCTTTTGATAATCCCATATTATTTAACATTTGACTATTATGCATCTCTATTTCATCTCGTTTTTGTGTCATTAACTGTTCTCGTTCTTTTGTTATTTGATCTATCTGTTTTAAAACATCTGGTTTCATTGATGGTTTACCTGGTTCATAATCTTTTAATTCATTATCTATATTTTTCATAAAAAAATCATATAGATCTTTTTCTTTTACAAAATCTTCTACTTTTTTATCTGATATTTTTGTATATTGTGGATTAGGATTATTGTTTAGTAAAGTTTTTTTATCAAATGTATTATGTTCATGTGAAAAGACTAGAATAGTTTTTTTTGGCTCTAATTGTACAAATGGTACTGTATAATCTTTTAAAAATGCTTTTTCTTCAGCTAGTGCAGCTGTATCATTATATCTATGTTCTTTTAATAATTCACGTTTAAATGCAAAAGTTCCTGCTGTTGCATGATTTGGTCCATATGGACCAAATTGAACCATTTTATTTATATGTTTAAAATAGATATATATTTCACTTGCACCCGCGCATAGTGCTTTTGGATGAGATTGTAACATATTTACTGCATACATTATTCTCTCTGGAGGATAATAATCATCATCATCCATATAGACTAAAATATCTCCTTGTGATTTATCATGCATTATATTACGTTTTTTTCCTAATGGCATTTTTTCATCATACTTATAATATTTTACATTAGATATATCACAAACTAAGTCTTCTATCTTATCAGTTCCATCATCTATTATAATCCATTCTATTTTATCTTTTGGATATGTTTGGTGATGAAAACATTTAATCATCGATGGAATAAAAGGTCTTCTATTAAATGTTGGTGTACATAAACTTACTAATGGTAAATTATCTAAATTTTTTGACTTTGTTTTTTTTCCCATATTATTTATTAGTATATTTATACTTTTAAATAATATTTCTATGTACACTTATTTCTTTCGCTACCACCAATCTTTGATACTATACCATACATATATTTTATAAAATGAATTGATACTATAAGGAAAAATATTACAGTTGGAATAATTTTTAGTGGTTTTTCCATATGCTTATTCATGTTAACTTTGTATAAAATTTGCAAAAACATAAATCCAAATACATATCCCATTAAAACATTCTCTTTTCTTACTATATTCATTATTACCTCACGCTGACTTTTAGTAAATATAGGTCTTATTAATAATTCAAATAATAATTTGATAACATTAAAAGATGATATTATAAGATCTAGTGACCATATAAAAAACCCACTCAATATTATAAGAATCATTTCAATTATTCCATGTTTCCAAAAACTTGTTAGTTGTTTAATTACTAATGATCCTAGTGTATATATATAAATAATAGGCAATGATAAAACAAATAAAAATACAGAAACTACCATCAATATACTGTAAGTAGATACAGTTAATCCATTAATCCAAGACATAAAATTTTTAATATGACCATGTAAATCTACTTGTGTTTCTGCTAATGAAACTAGAAACCAATTTAAATAGTTATGTAATATACTATCTGAATT